TTAGGTAATTCCGTCTGAGCGCCGCACCTTTTCGGAGGGTGCGGCTGTTTTTTGTTCAGGGTTCGCCCCTGTAAGGCGCGCCATGCCGGCCGTGGCCAGCCTCTTTCGGTTCGCCGCCTTGGTGTAATGGCTGGCCATCTTGCCGCCTTCCCACCCGAAAATGGCCTCCAGCTCGTCGACCGTGGCGCCGGCCTCCGCCAGCCGCACGGCCGCCGCCTTCCGAAGGCCGTGGGCGCTTTTCTTGACGCCGGCGGCATCGCAGGCCTCGCGGAAGTAATTGCCCAGGCTTTCTTTGGTGAGCGGACCGCCTCCCTGCCCCGTGATAAAGACTAGGTCTCCGACCGGGCCGGCGTCGATCGCCTCCTGCAGCTCGGGCAGCACCGGGACATAAACCGGCGTTTGGGTCTTTTCGCTGACGATCGTCGCCAGCCCGGCCTTGATGTGCTGGCGCCCGAATCGGCAGGCGTCGCCGCGCCGCAGGCCGGTGCCCAGGAAAACCGCAAACATGACGCGTTCGCGCGTGCCGAGCGGCCATTTGGCCTTGAACTGGGCGATATCCTCGTCCGTCCAGGTCTCGAAACCGTCGCTCTCCTTGACCTTTATGGAAACGCCTTCGGTCGGATCGACGGCGACGTGCTTGGCCATGACCGCCCAGGCAAACAGGCCGCGCATGGTTTTCAGGAAATTCTTCGCGGCGAATGGCGTCTGCGCCCGCGAATCGACACTGGCGACGATGCTGGCCTTGTCGATCGACGCAAACGGCTCGTCGCCAATTTTGGCGACCACCGCACGAAGGATCGCGCCTCGGGCGTTGCGCGTGCCAAGCGCCAGGCCGGCCGTCCATGACGCCGATTCGCGATAACGGTCGACCAGCCACCGAATAGTCTCTTTGCCCGGTTTCTTGGGCTTGACCGCGCCGGACAGCGCCTTTTGATAGGCCGCGATGAACTCTTCGGAGCCGTACTCGGCCGGCAAGCGGAGGCGCGGGCCATCGCCTCGGCGGAAATACCAGACGGTCTTTCCGTGGCGGCTGATCTCTTTGCGGACGTACGGCAGGCGGGGGCGTGGCATGGTGTTCATTAGAACACCAACGGCTTTTTCCCGGCAAGCGGCTCGGGATTGGGTTGAAGTATCGGCGGCAGGACGAAATCGAGGGGGATGAGCCAAAACGCGCCTTCGCTGTCGATCTTGACGGCCATGCCTGCACGCTTCGCTGCGTTGGCGGCGCGCACCGCATCGGCTTCGGTGAAACGTGCGGGACGCTGGCTCATTCGTCTCCCTCATCCAAAGGCGTCACGGCAGGCAGAATTAGCCTGACCGAAATACGCAGGCAGTCGGCGGCTTCTTTTGGGGTGAGAAGGCGCGTCATAGCAGCGTCTCCTCTGGTGCTGCCGACGGCGTGTCGTCGGGAAGCATCCATTTTGCCGGTTTCGGCACGATCTCCGGCCCGGCTGGCTTCCACTTGAAAAGGCCAAGCGCCCCTACGGCCGGGATAAAATCGCAGGGCGTGGCGCGTTCGAGTAAAATTCCACGCGGACCGAAGAACCAAAGCGATGGGCATTGCTCGCAGTTCGAGGCCACGCCAACGGTTCGAACGCTGCCAATAATCCCGCCGCGAAGCAGTTCGGCCGGCTCCGGGCAGACGATGCCGCGCGACCACATGAAATCGGCGCCTTCCATATATTCATCGCGCGTCATGCCTTTGGCGGCGTGAACGGCAACCCAATCGCCGGCGCGCAGGCTTTGAACGGCTTCCATAAACCGCACAGCGCCCTGCGACCTGTTTTCAACCGGCTTGTGGCCGGCGATGATGGCCCATGCCCATGGCTGGCGGATAGAGAGTGCGAGGGCGGGAAGATCACACATTTCCGCCTCCATCGGCCCGGCTTTCTTTGCTGGCGGCGCAGATGGCGGCGTCAACTTCTCGGTCTAAATCTTCACCATTCAGCACGACATTCTTAGGCGTTAGGCCGGCAAAGACGCCGCCGCGATCAATTGTTTCGAGGTCTCTGGACCGCAAAAACCTGTAGCGCGCGGCGTCGGCCGCCAGCGCATCGCGTTCGGCAATGGCGGCGTCTCGGGCGGCTTTCAGCGCCGTGATCTCGGACAGTTCGTCGCGCCAGCCAGGAATAAACATGTCGAGTTCGCAGACGCCAAACCCTCCACGGCAATTCCTGCCTTTCGCGCCATCGCCTCGGCGTCAAATTCGCTCGGCTCCGCGACCGGCGCGGCGGGGCGCAGATACCGGAGAGCGGCTTCCAGTTGGTCGGCGCAAACGCCTAGTTGCGCTACCATGGCCGGGTTCTTTTTTTTAGCGGCCCATTCCGCGTAGGTTTTTCGCCACTTCGCGACAAGCGCGACAAGCGCCTCCTCCGGTGTCGCCTCCCCACTCGCGCGGGTGAGCGCCGGCGCGATCCGGTCAATGGTCTCCTGGATGAATCCGTGAAGTTCGCACATTGAATCGACGCCCATGGCGCGGATTGACGGATGGTTGCAGATCGCCGTCGCGATCGCGTCTCTGGCGGATGGCGGCGCGGGCGCCCAATCTGCTTCTTCGGGCGCGGCGTCTCCGGCCCATCGCATATTGATGGCCTTGGCCTCTTCGAGGGTGAGCACGCCAAGGCCGCAGGCGACGCCTTGGAGCCAGCCGAGCCAGCGGCCGAGCTTGGCCTCGCTGAAGCCGTTGGGCGCCGTGGCGTCGCTGTTGGTGTCGATCCGCCGCATCATGTCGCGCATGTGCTCGATCGACGTTTCGCCGAACATGGGCGAGGGCCAACGGTCTTCGCAGATGGTGAGCGTCTCGCGGAACGCTTCGCGCTGGTTCATATCGCCCTCCTGACCCAGAGTCGCACCTTTTGCAGATCGTCGCTGACCGCGTTGACCGTTTCGTAGCCGGCGCGGATGAGCGTGTTGCGGACGTTTAGGACTTGCGTCTTGCCGAAATCGACGTCGGCGTTGGCCCAGTCGCAGATCGGCGCGAGCAGATCGGCGATGGCGCCGGCGCTTTCGGCGTCGTAGGCGTTGATCATGGCAAAGCCAGTCGGAAGGTGGTTCAGGGTGGCGTAAAAACAGTCCGACCCGGCGCGGCGCTCGTCGATCGCAAACGCGCCTTTGACCCAACCCCATGCCGCCGTGCGGCCGTCCTTCGTGCTAAGGCCGAAGACTGACAGAGCCCAGCCTTCGCCAATCTCCAACTCGCCGTTAACGGGCGGCGGGGCATCCGGGCGCAGAAGATAGCGCCGTATTTCCTCGTCCATGACGGGACGATGGAACGGTGCAATCTTGGTGGCTGAGACGTCCATACCGCTGGTTTCGAGGGTGTTTTCGAAAAGTTCGGTCATGCCGCGCCTCGCGTGAACTTGCCGGCCTCGGCGTCGTAGGACCAGATTTCGTCTACCCAGCTGTAAAAATTGAGCGTGTATGCGTTGCCGGGCGCAGCATTGATGTCGGCGTTCGCCACCAACTCGCTGACGCTGCCGCTCATCGTCTCGGGCTCGTCTTCGACCATGACGTAGTCGGCGCCTTCGGGCGCTGGCGGATCGCAGCGCCAATCGCCCTCTCGCGGAAAGGTCAATGTGGCATCCGGATAGGTGTAGAGCCGGAAAAAGGTGACAGCTAAGCCGTGCTTCAGCCCCAAATCCTCCGATGTTTCGTCATCGCCGTCGAGGTTTGGGTCGTTGTCAATCATGGCGCCGCCGTCCTTGCGGACAATCCAGTCATCCGGCGTCGGGCGCGGCGGCGGGGTGATTTCATCCACATAGACTTCCGGCACAACGCCGGCATCGGTTCCTCCAGTCATTGCGCGGCCCTTTCGACGGATTTCGCGTCGCGATGCGTTTTCCAGTCGGCAAGCCGCTGGGCGGCGTAGGACGCCTCGTCCGGCGACACGACGCCGCACGTCCGACCGTCCAGGCCGACGCGCGGCGCGCCCTCGATGACATTGCGGAGATAGGTCGGGCCGCTGCAGTAATCGCTGAGGGCGGCCGTCAGCCGGTGGAAACCGATCTCCGGCAGTTCGGTCATGATCTGCTTCGTGATCCCGATCGCGAGCGGCTTCTTGGAGCAACCACGGCCGGCGAAGGCGGTCGGCCATTTCGCGTGCAACAGGTCGCGGGCCGCATTGCATCGGGCTTTGGCGGTCTTGTTCATGGTCGGCCTCCTCAAGACATGCTGCGGGTGCGGCCCGTGCGGGCCAGATCGTCGAGGCGGTCATCGCGGGCGGACAGGCCGCATTGCGTGACGAAATACGCGAGCGCGGCGAAACAGGCGGCGACGCCTCCAAGCGCCGCGATCTTTGCGATGGCCAGGGCAGTGGTCATTGGGCAAACTCCTAGAAAAAGCTCATTTGAGCGGGTTCCGTCTTTCGGACGGGCTGGGCTTTGCGCTTTGTCGGCGCGGATGCCGGGAGCGGCGGCGCGGCGACCATTTCGTGAGGAGGCTCGATAGGGTCGGGCTCTGGCGCGCTCTCCGGTTTCATGATCGCCGGTTTCAGCGTCAGGCCGTCGCCGCCGATCGCGAGAGGGCCGACGCCGTCGCGCCGCCACATGCTGCGAAGCCCCCATTGGGTTTTGTCTTCGCAGATCACGAAGCCTTCCGACTGCTCGACGACGCGCAGCGAGGTCTGGCCGCTGGCCGGCGACCACGGCAAATCGGTCACGGCGCCGCCGCCTCGCCGCTGACGGCGGGCGCGATGCGCTCCAGCCAGCGGACGCGCGCGAGCTGGATCGTCGAGACGATGCCGGCGCCGCCTTGGTGCAGCCGCCCGACGTTTTCGCCGCGGTTGTTGAGGTAGACGGTGCGCCATGCGACCGATTCGATACGCAGCGGCGCGGCGTCTTCGTTGCGGGCGCGCTTGGCGCAGGCTTTTTGCAAGGCGACGCGGTCTTTCACTGCGCCGCCTCCGCCAGTTGGACGTGGTCGGCGAGGTCAAGGTCGAGATAGAAAACGCCTTGGGCGACGCGCTTTTTGGCGATGCCGTGCTCTTCGATGGCTTCGCCAAAGGCGCTCAAGTTGAGGGGCGTGGCGCCCTCCAGAGCCATGCGGTTGAGATAGAGCGCATAGAGCGTCTTCGACTTGATCTTCGCGCCGGCCCGTTGGACGGTGAACGTCTTGAGAAAATCGGCGAAGCTGTCGTGCTCACGGGCTTGCTGTTCCTCGTCGGCGTCGATCGCGTCGGCCATGGCCTCGGCCGTGGTGCGCATGTCGCGCGGCTTTTCCGAGGGCGCGGCGCGCGGCGGGCATGCTTCCGCTAGCGTCGGCGGCAACCATGCAAAATCCGACGCCACCAAGGCGGCGCGCTTGGCGGCGTCGGCCTTTTTCATGCCGGCAACCTCGTTGGCGCTGGCTTGGCCTTCGGTGGCGCGAACGGCTTCGACCGCAGCTTGGCGCGTCGAGGCGTCGAAATAAGCCTGGGCGTCGAACTGCAGGAGCAACTCGGTTCGCACGTCATAATCGCGCGCCACGCCGACCAGGAGCAGCCCGGCATTAAAATCAGTGAGCCTACCGGTGTCGATCGCGGCGCCGACCAATTCGCAAAAGGCGTCCATCAACTCGGCGTTGGTCGCCTCCGCGCAGATCGGCAGCGCCTGCGAAAAGCGGAGATCCGCGATCTTGATGTTGATCGGGTGCGTCGGCTTGAAATTGCGCCGGGGATGAAGCGCCAGATCAATCGCCGCGTCGACCCGGCTGAGACAGCCCATGGCGGCGACGGCATAGGTCAGCGCCAGCACCGGCCATGCCTGGACGCAGTTTTGCAGGGCGTGGTTGCAGGTTTCGTCCAGGACGGCGCGCGCCCCCTTGCGGAGCGGCTCGCCCTCTGGCTCTGGCGGCGGCGCCGGAGGGGTGACCTTCGCGCGCTCGCGCGGTTCGGAGCTTTCGTCGAACTCGCCTTCGCCCTGGTCCTCGTCGTCATCCGCCTGGGCAAAGCCGCTCACGCGCACGAGGTTGCGGGTGATTTCGACGCGGTCCCATCTAAGCTTGATCGTAATGGCGCGGCTGGCGCGCAACGCCTGCGGCACGGCGCGAAGGACGGCGCGGTTATAAATCGCCTCTAGCTCCGCCTGTTCCTCCGGCGTGCGCTGATATTCATATTTGTTGTTGATCTCGATAAAGCGCTCGTGCTCGTCGGCGAAATCTACGGTTTCGTCATGTTGGAACTCGTCGTCGGCGGTGTCTTCGTCGATATAGAGGCCCCATCCTTCCTCGGCGCAGATGCGCTCGCCCTCGGCGTCGAGCTTCTCTGCGACAAGCCGGCGCGCGATCGCGGCGTCCAAGGCGTAGCTCTGCTCCTCGAATATCTGTTCGTCGAGCCGGCCGCCGGCGGCGACATAGGCGTCGACGCCTATGAATTTCATTTCGCGCGAATCGAGCCCAAGATGATCACGCCGCAGGCGGGAGCCGATGAAAGATGGATAGAGAGCGCACGCCTTCTTCGCCTCTTTGTAGACGGCCTTCTGCGCTTCCACGCTCTCGGATGCGGAAAACGCCTTGGCGGTGTCGGCCTCGATCTCGCCCTTGCGCCATGCGTCGCGCACGATGGGGGCGAGCCGGCCCAGGCGCAGGCGCTCCTGGACGAAGCGCACGCCCTTGCCGGTCTCGCGGGCGATGCGCGCGGCGTCGAAACCGTGCTTCTCCTGCAATTCGACGAAGCGCTCGAATTCGTCAACCGGATGCAAATCGCTGCGCTGGACGAAGGATATGAGGCTGGCCTCGGCGGCTTCGGCGTCGGTGCCCTCGAACCAGACGACGGGCACAGTGCCGACACGCTTGACGCGCAAGGCGTCGTCCGGGTCGATTTCGTCCGTCAGTTCGCGGACCACGCCCCAACGGCTGCCGCCGTCGAGAGCATTGATGCTGTCGCCTTCGCGGCGCACCAGGAGGGGCTGGATCACGCCTTTTTCGGCAATGCTGGCTTTCAGCTCGGCGCGCGCCTCGGGCTTGAGCGGGCTCGTGCGCGCGTTGCAGGGAGATATGCCGGCGATCTCGTCGACATGAAGATGGGTCGGGTTGATCATGTGCGCCTCACGCGGCGCGCAGGTTGGGCGTGAGGTTCAGCACCGTGAGGTCCGCGACGGAGAGCGCGAAAGAGATCGACTGGACGCAATCCTGCGCCTCGCGCAGCGCGGCGCGCAGCGTGGCCAGATCTTCAGCGCTGGCGGCGCGGCGGAGATCGGCGAGCTTGGCGAGAAGTTCGGCGGGAGCCGTGGACAATTCCTCGGCGATTGAGCCGAGATATTCGAACCCGGCGGCATTGGTGAACGGGGCAGCGTTCATGGTTGGCTCCTGGTCTGGGGAAAGAGAGTGGCGTCGCCGTTCGGGAGAGTGATGGCGACGCCGTCCGCGCCTTGAAAGCGGCGGCGCGGAAGTCAGGCGACGGCGTTGAAGCGGAACGCGCTCACGGCGGCGGGGCCGAGCCGTTCGATGACCGCAAACGGCCATCCGGCTTCGGCCAAGTCGTACAGTTCGACGAAGGTCCGCCGCGCGGCGATGGCGGCGAGGTCTTCGAGCATGCGCTCGCGGATGGTTTCGGGGTGGCGCATTTCCGTGCGTGGCACGGGCCAGACGGGGCCGGCTTCGGTGACCTTGCAGGCCTCATATTTCAGGACGGCGGCGTCGCGGCGGAAGAAGCCGTCGATGCGGGACAATTCATTGGAGAGAATGAGCATGGCAAGCCTCATCAGCGCAGGCTGCGCTGATGAAGGTTATCCTTAATTCATTACGAATTGTCAATTCGTAATGAATTACCTCAAATGTCGAGCGTCAGCCCGAACCGGTGCCAGCCGATCAGCAAGTCGATATCTACGAGACGCAATTTTTGCGACATTGCGGCCGAAGCTAGAGCGTCGGGCGTAAACGTTGAGGTGGTCACGATGTAGCCCAAGGCCGCGCCGCTTTCTTCCAGGGCACCCTTGAACTCACGAACGGTCGGCCCCCCGACCTTATTCGTCAGCGCGTTGCGCTTGCACTGGATTGCGATGACACCGCTTTCCGTTTTCGCAAAACCGTCAATTCCGTAGTCATTGGTTTTGCGTGTCGTCCAGGCCTCCAAGCCGACCTCTGCGAAGAAGCTGACGACATGCGCTTCGAAGGCGAACGGGTCCATCGCTGCCAAAGTGGCCCGGAGGGCGGCTTCCTCGGCCGGAACTTTCGCGCGCAGCGGAGCGACAGGTTCCGACGCCATGGCCTTGCGCATGGCGGCGCTCAACCGGCGTTGCGCCTCCTCTTCCAAAATAGCGGCGATGACCTGAGCCAAATGCCGCCGATCATCAGGCGACCGAACAACAGCTTCGATAATTGAAGTGACACCCGCCGAACCGATGAAAACAAGCAACAGCGCTGGCGCGCCGATCGCCGTTCCGAGCGCTGCAATGCCGACCCCTTGTCCCCCGAGAAAAGGCGCGGCGACAAGGGTTGCGGGAAGCGCCACCTTGACGCCCAAAGGCATGTTGGAATTGCGATAATTCCGCGTGGCGCTCACAACGCTTCCAATCAGCGAGCGAACGACGGCGGACGCGTCCAGGGCGGCGTTGAGGGCGATAGCCTTTTCTGCCGGCGATTTTGGAGACGAGAGAATTTCTCGAGAGCGCCTTAGCCAATCAATTGCCGCCGCGCGATCGCGCGCGCTGGCAAGCCCGTTGATGCCCTGGGCGATTTTTCGAATCGTCCATTCGCGGGCCGGATCGGCTATCGCGCCGATTTTCAACGGAAATTTCATATTCGATCTCGCGCCTGGGGCAATGCCGCCATTCTAGCGCGATTCCGCACGTCAGCTTGGCGGCTTTTTGCCCAGAGTGCGCCGCGCCTCGGCGACAAGCGCGCGCAAAGGGCGCCATCGCGCAGATGTTTCGGGCTGTCCAGATTCAGGAAAGAGTTCAGCGATCCCTGTCTGCCAAGCGGCGCTGACGATGCGGGCGGCGGCGCCAATCGAACTGGTAACCGGGGCGGCGTCGAGTGCGGCCGTGATCTCTTCCAATTCGTCATTTGCTGCGGGCGGCGAAGAGGCGAAGTATATTGCAATGAGCTGTTGGAGACGATTTGTTCGCGCCAATATTTCGTCTTCTGAAGCTCCGGCATTCATCAAAGCAATTCTCCACTTACAAACTTGGTACTCCACGCCGAGCGAATTTCGGCCGCATGCTGTTGCAACCCAGAATAGGCCTTTGCTTTCCTCCGCAATGATTTTTGTGCAGAAAACCGCATTTTACGCCCGACAATACAACCTTAAGCGTGTGTATTTCGATGCGTCAAGGCTGTGATGGCGAGTCGCTATCATAGCCCCGCATTTATCGCGCCGGTATCGTCCCGCCATGAGAGTCAAGGCGATGCACCCAAGCGATACGGCGGACAAGTTCATATTGAGGCTCGCGCCGGGACTGCGCGACAAGATTGCGGCGTCGGCGAAGCAAAATGGGCGGTCGATGAACAGCGACATTTTGTCGCGCATTCAATCAAGCTTCGAAGCCGAAGACCCCGACCGCTTGACGCGTCTTTCATGCGATGTGGAAGAGATTAAGGCCTCTATCGCTCGGATTGAGGCGCGCATTATCACCGTTTTGGGCGAAAACGATTAGACGGGTTCGTGGCGCGCCAGTGAGCCTAAATACCGCCAGGCGCGCACCGGCTCGATAATCTCCGCCTGGCCAGCGCCAAACTTTTCCGCCATCCATTGGCCGCCAATCTTGCGAATGATGCGCAAGAGGCGCTCGCCCGAGGGGGTCTCGACCAGCGCGACTTCGCCGTCTAGATCGTCGGGTTTCTGTTCGAGAATTGAGTAAAGAATGTATTCACCGTCCAGTACGCGCGGATAATAAGCGTTCCCTTTGACCAAGAGCGCGCCGACTTCTGCGGTACGTGGCAACAGAACCTGACGCTTCCCCTCCAACTCGGGAACCGACCCGCGTGGCGAGAAAGCACCGTTGGCGAGAGCGCCTTTGATTTCGGCGGCGACCTGCCGCCCCCGCATTTCGCCCCTTCCCAGCATCAGCCAATCCAGCGAAACGCCGTAGAAATTGGCGTAATCCACCGCGACGTGCGGGAAACCACGGTTACCGTTTTCGTGGTTCACGTATGTGGAGACGGTGACGCCCATCGCCCGCGCCGCATCCGACGCCGTGTCATAGCCCTTTGCTTCGCGGGCCTTTTGAAGACGCTCAAAATCAGTTGTGGGTTCAGCTGTCTCGATCATTCGTAATGAATAAACCGTCTTGTAATTCACAACGAATTGACAACGCAATTCATAACGAATTAACCTGCGCCGCATGAGCCGATCCAAATCACTCCGCAGCGCCTTGAACTGGACGCAGGCCCAGATGGCGATCTTCTTGTCGACGAACCAAACGAAGGTTTTTCGCCTGGAAGCGCCGGGTGGCGAAGGCGGCCCGTTCGTCCTCCTCTTGAATGTGCTTCAAGAGGGTGTGGCGACCGGCGTCGTCACGTCCGGCATGACGCCGGAAGACGCTTTGGCGCGCCTCGGCCTTGCCGCGCCGGCGTCAGAGGCGGCACCCAGAAACCTCGTCCAAAGGAGCTTAAGATGAGCATTGCCGTCAGAGATTGGGCCGAAAAGCAGACAGTCGGCAGCCCGTACAACAAGCTGCTGCTGTTGCAATTGGTTAATTTTTGCAACGCTTCCGGAGAGTGCTGGCCTACGCTGGCGTCTCTTTCGGCGCTGACCGAAATGTCGGAAAGCAGTGTCCGGCGCGGTCTGGCTGCGTTGGAGGAAAAGGGCTTGATTTCCCGCCACTCGCGAGACGGGCGTCGCGTCTTCGTGGTGCTGGCCGATGCGATTTGCCGGAAGCGCCGCGACGAATTGCTGGCTTTGGAAAACGCATGACGCGAGCGGCGCTAACCTGCATTCTTGGCGTTGAACAGGCGGCTCGCGGCGTGCGTCGCAGCTTCCAGAGCGCGTTCCAGCGCATAGGCGCCGTCGAAGCCGGGAAGGCGCGTTGTCGTCGCGCGCGTTTCGACAAGAATTCCGCCGTCTTCCTGCGGGATCAGGCGAATGCCGTAGGCTTCGAGTTTCAGAGTTTCTTCCGCTCTGACTTTGTCCAGATCATCCATCTTCGTGGTCTCTTTCGTCACCAGGGATCGCGTTGGCTCTGTGTGGTTGATTCGCACCGCCATCATAGGGCGGCCCGTTCGGCTTGGTTGAGGCCGGACGGGCCATTTTTGCTTTCGACTTCGGCGCGCCTGCCCGCGCGCTTCCGTCATCTCCTCCGCAAGTGCTTTCCCAAACAACCGCTTCCGATGGCTTCAACATGCCATCGGAGCGTTTCCTGTGAATGGAAAAAGTTTTACCTCGGGAGGTAAAAAAATGGACGCCGTCGAACAGGCGCAAAGCTGGGCTTCGTTCCTGGTCAAATCCGAGTATCGCGGCCCCGGCGATTTGCCGAACGCCATGCGGCGGGTCGCGGCGCGCATCGGCGTCTCCTACTCCACAATCCGGAAGCTGCGTTACGCGCCGCCGGAAGACGTCTTCGCCTCGGTTTTTTTGAAGTTGAGCGCCGCCTACGAGGCGGAGTTGCGGCGCCAGCAGAATGCGCTCGCTCATGAGTTGGAAATCGCACAGCGGACCCGGCCTGATTCGATGCTGGTTCGCGCGAGTGCTGCTTTGGCTGGATCGGCTGTTTCATCGAGCGCCGCGTCCAGGCCGTGACAAGTAAGCGTCCCGATTTCCGGGGCGTTGCATCGTGTTGGTTCGTTCCGGTTTCGAGTTTGTGCCTGCGTTTCTTGCGTATCTCCTCCCGCGTTCGGTCGGCGCGGGAGGAGTTTTTGCGCCCAACGCCCACCTGCCCAGGCGGAAAATCCCATGTCCAACACTGCAAAAGCGCGCCCCGCGCCGCTCTATCGCACGCCCGCTGACCTCGCCGCCACGCTGAAGCGCGCGCGCCGCGCGGTCGCCGCTGAGATCGCCGCGACCCATTCTGCGGCGGAGAAGATCGCAGGGTTGGTGAACCGCCTGCAAAAGCGCGCCGCAGCGGGGCTGTGATGGCGAAGCCAAAGGGCGCGGGCGCCGTCATGGCGTCGAAACGCGCGAAAATCTCCGATGGCCAGCCGTGGCAGAATTTCGAACTGTTCCCGACGCCGCCATGGGCGACGCGGGCGTTCGTTCGGCATGTGCTGCCGATCGTCGAGCCGGTCGAGCCCGAACGATTGTCCGCCTGGGAGCCGTGCGCGGGGCTTGGGCATATGGCCTCCGTACTGCGCGAATCGTTCGGCGCCAACCTCGTTCGAACAACCGACATTTTCGATTACGGTTTCGAGCAACTCGCCGCCGTCTGCGATTTTCGTGATGCGCCGGACAATTGGTTGGATGATTGGATCGTCACCAATCCGCCGTTCGGTCTCGCCCTCGATCTGCTGGAGGAGGCGCTCAAACGCACGAACCGGGGCGTCGCCTTTCTGCTTCGGCAGGCCTGGGCGGAAAGCGATGATCGCGACGCGGCGATCTTTTCCGGCGATCTGCGGCCAACGCTGGTCGCGGCCTATGCCGAGCGCGTGGCCATGTGCGAGGGCGGCTGGGACCCGGCCGCGAGCACGGCGACGGCCTACGCCTGGTTCGTCTGGCGCGTCGAGAACGGCCGCATCGTGCGGTTGATCAACCGGCCCCGTATGTGGGCGCAATTCATGATCCCGTATGGCCAGAAAGTTGCGCTCACGCGTGAGGGCGACCGGCGGCTTGCAGCGCGGTTTGTGGCGGGCTGGGTGCCGCCCTCCACCCTTAAAAAAGCTGGGAAAGGCCAGCGCGATCTTTCGGAGGTTTGGGAATGAGCATTAACGCGATGGCCTGGGCGAAAACCCAAGTCACGGGGTCGCCGGCAGCGAAGCTGCTTCTGCTGGTGCTGTGCGACTACGCCAACCAAAAGGGCGTATGTTTCGCGAAGCAGGAGACGCTGGCGAGTGTGACGGAGCAGTCCGTCGATACCATCCAGCGACGGCTGCGCGATCTGGAAAAGGCAGGCCTGATTTATCGGCCCCCGCAATCTCGGCTCAAGGGCGGACGAAACGCCGGCGCGTTTACCTCGGGCGAAATCATCGTTTTGGCGGATTCGTACTGCCTCAAGATCGCGCGTGAATACGGCTACGACCCCGAAAATTCTGCGCGTGAGTCCGCAGGCGTGGAAAATCAGGCGGTTGAAAGCCCGTCCGAGCCGCAAACTGCGGCGCAGTCGGAAGCGGCAGTCAATGAAAACAATGACTTGGATTGTGGGGAAAGGAGCGCTGGGGCCGCAGATTGCGGCGCGGCTGGAAATGAACACCGTACCGCAGAGCTTTGCGGTTCCAGCGGTACCGCACTGTTGCGGCACAGAACAGTAACCCTTGAACAATATTCCCCCCTAAATCCCCCCAAGCCTTCATCATCGCCGGACCCGGACGACAGATCGCTGGCATCCGATTGGGATCGGCTGAAGGCGCTCTACCCGACGGCGAGCGACGAAGCGCTCGATCGGGCTCGCAACCGGTTTAGGGAACTGCCGCCAGAGGATCGGGCCGTCGCGCTCAAGGCTGCGGCAAACTACGTCCAGGCGAAGCGGGCGCAAAAGCAGCCGCCCATGTCGCTGCGCAATTTCCTGCACCCCGACAATTTCCGGGAATGGGAAACCAAGACCTGCGCCGAAAAGGTGTTCGTGCGGAAGGACAGCGACGCCTGGCGGGCGTGGTGCGGCCATCTCGGCCGGACGCCGCCGGTAATTCGCAAATTGATCGACCGCAAGCCGGCGGAAGGATGGTTCTTCGACACGCTGTTTCCGCCTGCCGGCGCGAGAGCGGCAGGGTGACGTGTTGGTTTTGTTATGTTTTCGAGGGATTGGCGATGAAAGCGAAGGCGGGCGAAGGCAAGAAAATCCAGGCGCGGCGCGTGGCGGAGCGGCCCTCTGGTGTGGCGTGGTACGTCGCGGATGTTTTCGACAACCGCGAGAAGGTGGCGGCGCAGGCGCTGAAGCTCAAAGGTTTCCGCGTATTCGCCCCCACCAGATCGCGCGTCGCCACCCATGCCCGGCGCATCGAACTGCGCGAGGATGCGCTATTCCCCGGGTACATTTTCGTTGGCGTTCCGGCCGGCGCTGACATGAGCGAGGCGCGCCACGCCGATTATGTCGAGGGCCTTGTGGGTCGGCCTGACCCGGTCGAACTCGACGCCGACGTTATCGCCAAGTTCGCGCGAGCTTGCGCGCTCGGCGAGTTTGACACGCTTCCGCAGCCGCGCCGCGCTGGCAAGCCGTTTGAGATCGGCGATGAAGTTGTGGTCAAGGACGGCCCGTTCGCCGGGGCTAAAGCGCTCGTGCAACAATTCCGTCGCGGTGGCGCGGCGGAGCTGCTGCTCGACTTCTTCGGGCAAAAGCGCGCCGTTGTTTTGCGCGACGTGGCTCGCGTGGTTGAACTGGCCTAAAAGTTATTCACAGCAAAAAATGCGAGTCATTCTGCGGCATTGCGCGGTCGGACCCCGGTTCGGCCGCGCTTCGCGTTGCGTCAGCCTCGTTGACCAGCACAGCGGTTAGGGCTTAGCCATTGCACATCAGGACGGCGTTTCACCCGTCCTGCGCAGCTATGGAAGAACCGGCTGCGCGGCACTTCAAAAACAATCAGGAAAACAAAGCGTTGGACGCTTCTCGCCTTATCGCAGAGCGCGAAAAGACGCACGGCTCGTTTGCCATTCAGGCGCGCGTGGCGCAGCTCATTAAGGCCGCCATTCGCGAGGGGCTGGAAGGCCGTGAGGTTGAGCTTCCTGCCGCGCAGCAAGAAGCGCTCGATCTGATTGCCACCAAGATGGGCCGCATTGTCGCGGGCGATGCTGGGTTTAAGGACCACTGGGACGATATCCAGGGGTACGCCCGCCTGGGCCGTGGCGCGTGAAGCGCCCGACGCAATGGCGTCCGCCGTCCGCGCCGCCGCCGACCGAGGTCCGACGCTGCTTCGATGCGGAGCGGCGCAAGCGGGAACCCTGGCGCAACTGGTACAAACTGGCGGTGTGGCAACGTGCGCGGATGGTGCAGTTGCAACGCCAGCCCCTATGTGAGCGGTGCTTGGCTCAGGGGATCGTCGAGGCGGCGACTGTCGTCAACCACCGCAAGGCGCACAGGGGCGACTGGTCGTTGTTTATCAGTGCGGCCAACCATGAGTCGGTGTGCAAGCGCTGCCATGACGGCGTGATCCAGTCGGAAGAAAAATCCGCATAACCCCAGGGGGTGGGGGCGGTCGAAAGTTCAACGGGCCCCCCTGCCGGACCGGTTATCTAACGTCGGATTTTTCGCCGCGAAATTCCGAGAATGTTTTTTTTTGAGGCAAAACAGCATGCGCGGTCGCGTTCCTAATCCAGCTGCGCAAATTGCGAAGGGAAATCCCGGAAAGCGCCTGACCAAGGCGCAAAAGATTTTGGCGGAGGCCAACGAGTGCGCCGAGGCTCTCGCGCCGTCGATCGTCGCTGGCCTGACGGTCGCGCCGCCGAAGCTTCTGGAAAGATTCCCGGCCGCGATGCGGTTTTGGAAAGAGTACGCGCCGGCGCTCGAAAAGATGCGGTCGCTTCAGCCGGCGGACGCGCCGCGATTCGCCATGCTGTGCGTGGCCTATGGCCAGTGGGTCGAAGCCATCCGGCATTTGCGCGACGAAGGCTGCGTCCATTCGGTCAAGACGGTCTCCGGCGACAAAATGAAGCGTCTGTCGCCGTGGGTCGCGATTGAGAAACTGCGCTTCGATCAATGCCAGGAGCTGTTCGAACAGTTCGGCTTCGGCGCCATGGACCGCGCCAAACTGATGCGCGATCGCGCGGCGCTTCCGCCAGGTGCTTGGAGCGCGGGTGGCGAGCACGATTCGCCGGACAAGGATCGACCCGACCGCCCGGCGCAGAACTCGCCGGTCGGCTCCATGGACTTGCTCGATAGCGCCCCGCCGGGCGCGGCTGTGAACTGAGGCGGCAGGGCTCGAATGATCGCGGCGCAGAGTGAAACCGCCGCATCACCCTCGGCGCCGACCGATTGGCCGGAACCGGATTGGATTAGGGAGGCGGCTAATCGCGGCTGGAGCTGGGCGCGCATCGCATGGGAGAGAGCGGCGGCGCAGCCCGGGGCGTGGTTCGATTACGGCAAGGCGGACGCAGTTGTCGCGCGCTGGCCTGGTTGGTTCAAGCTCACCAACGACCGGTTTTATGACACGCCGTTCCGGCTCAACCCCTGGCAGGAGATCATTGTCCGGCTGCTGATCGGCTGGAAAATCCCGGAAGACGACATTGATCCGGCGACGGGGCAGGCCCGCAAGGTCCATATCCGCCTGTTCCGCCAGCTGCGCCTGTGGATCGCGCGCAAGGGCGGCAAGACGGAATTCCTCGCCGCCCTGGCGCTGCTATTCTTCGTGTTCGAGAAGGTCCCCGGCGCCGAAGGCTACGTCTTCGCCAAGGACGAAGAGCAGGCCCGAGTCCTGTTCAAGAAAATGGGCGTCATGGTCGGGCTAAACGCGCAGCTCGCCAGCCGCGCCGAGGTCTACAAGCGGTCGATCTACGTCCCGGAAATCGACGGCTCCATTCACCTGCTGTCGGGCACGCCCGGCGGCAAACACGGCAAGGGTCCGACCGTCGTCTGCGGCGACGAAATGCACGAATGGACGTCTACCGACGTCGCCGACACGCTGCGCCAGGGCATGGGCGCGCGCCTGCAGCCAATCGAACTCTACGCGTCAACCGCCGGTCTCAAGACCAATCCGACCGGCATGCAGCTTTGGGACGAAAGCCAACAGATCCTCGACGGCCGCGTCGAACAGCCCTCGACGTTGGTGGTGCTTTTCGCCGCCGATCCAGACGACGACCCGTTTGACGAGGCGACCTGGGCGAAGGCGAACCCCTCGCTCGGCCTCACGCCGAACATGCGGTTCATGCGGCAGGAAGCCGCGCTGGCGAAAGGAAACCCGCGCAAGGAAGCGCATTTTCGCTGTTACCACCTCAACCAATGGGTGGATGCGGAGGTCCGCTGGCTCCCGATGGCGAAATGGGATGCCTGCGCGCCAGATAAGACCGCCTGGCGGCGCTATCCAAGGGAAATGGCAGGGCGAACTTGCGTTGGTGCGCTCGACGTGTCCGCGACGCAGGACATAACCGCGCTGGTTTGGCTGTTCGAAGGGGATGACGGCCGTAAAATTCTGGTCCCTCGTTTCTGGTGTCCTGAAGAAAAGCTGAAGGAACGCGCCAAAAACTCGCGCCTGCCGTGGGAAAAATGGCGCGAGATGGGCGCGATTTTCACGACGCCCGGCGACTACGTGTCGCAGAGCTACGTCCAGAACGAAATCAACGGCGCCATGGAGGTCTATCAGGTCGAGCAGATCGGCCGTGATCCATGGAACACGGCAAAGCTCGTTTCGGACATGCAAGAGGATGGCGCTGGCGAAGACCTGTTCGTCGACATGCGCCAGGGCACGGCGACGCTCGGCGAACCCTCCAAGGAATTCGAGCGTCTCGTGTTCTCCGGCCGCCTGGATCACGGCGGCCATCCGGTCCTTCGCTGGATGGCGGGCCATTGCGTGGTGCGCTTCGACGAAAACTTGAATTTCGTGCCGGCGAAAAAGCGCTCCGCCGACAAGATCGACGGCATTGTCGCATCTGTCATGGCGGTAGGTCTCACGATGACACGCGACGACGGCGATTATTTCGACACGTCCTATGCGAAAGGCTGAAAATGTTCGGACTGTCGAAGCGTGAACGTCTGGCGCGCGAGGTTGCGACCTTGCGCCTGGAGAAGGAAGCCGCCGATCTGCGCGCCGCGCTTGGCGTCCAGAACAGCGCCGGGACAACCGCGACCTATCCGCTGTCGGACCCGCAAGCCTTCGAGAAGCTATTCGGACCGGCGTCGAACGCGGTGAGCGCCGACCGGGCGATGACGCATTCGGCGTTTTATCGCTGCGTCTTTTTGATAGCCGGCTCGATCGCCATGCTGCCGCTGCTGGTCTATCGCCAGCAAGCCGATGGCCACCGCGAGCGCGACACGGAGAGCCCCGCCGCCCGCCTGATCTATGAGCGGCCCAACGCGCGCATGTCGCCGTCCATGTTCTGGCGGCAAAACGTCGCCGATATGCTCATGAACGGCAACGGCATTTCGTGGATCGAACGGGACCGCAATGGAACGCCGCTCAATCTTTGGCCGATCCCGTGGAACCGCGTGGGCATCCGTCTCGACAATATCTTGGGCGAGCCGACGCAAATCTACGTCCTGACGCTGGACAATGGCCGCTATATCACGGCTCACCAGGACGATGTCCTGCACTTTCCGGGCTCGGCGCAATGGCAGATTTTCCGCGCCATGTCGCCGCTGTCGGCCTACGCCACGTCCGTCGGCATCGGCCTGTCGGCGGACGCTTTCGCCAAGGCCTATTTTGACAATGGCTCTGCGCCGGATGGCTACATTTCCGTCCCGAACCAGATCAAGTCGCACGAAGATGCGGAGGCAATCCGGAAGGATTGGATGGCGCACCATGGCGGCGCAAACCGCTTCGCCGGTCCGGCCGTTATCCCCCAGGGCGGCAAATTCGAGCAATTGAAGCTCAATGCCGTCGACGCGCAGCTCTTGGATTCGCGCCGGTTTAGCGTCGAGGACATCGGCCGTATTTTCGGCGTTCCGCCGCACATGCTCGGCGCTCTCGACAAGGCGACGTCGTTCGGCAAGGGCTTGGAAGAACAGACGCAGGCCTTCCTTGATTTCACGCTCGGGCCGCATCTGCGGGCGATTGAAGACGAGCTGAATTGGAAGCTGGTCCGCCAGCGCACCAAGATCGCCGAATTCGATCGCGAAGGCTTCGTCCGCGGCGACCTGAAGTCCCGCATGGAAGCAATCCAGATCATGCTGGGCGGCAACAACGGCCCCGGCTTGATCAGCCAGAACGAAGGCCGGCGCAAGATCAACCTGGGGCCGGTCAAAAAAGGCGACCAGATCGTCTCGTGGCCCGCGCAACCGTCCGGATCGCCTGACCAGGGCGGCGATGGCGAGGCCCCTCCGGCCAAAGAGCCCGCCGAACCGAAAGCCGACCCGGCGCCGGATGCGCCGCCTTCCGCCCCGAAAAAGCAGGCGCAAAAGCGCGCTCCGCGATCCCGCAAACCAAAGGCGACGACATGACCGAAATTGCGACCATTGAAGAAATCAGGGTTTTGAAGCGCTTCCCACGCGAAGCGAAACCGACGTGCGTGCATTTCGGTGTTTTCAGAGCCCCGTATTACGTCATCGCGCGCGGGTATTTTGACGACAGCCTCACCGATACGGAAATGCTCGCGGCTGGGGGCAATCGAGCGCTCGCTCAAATCAATCGCGCAATCGTCAACAACCCTGCCGCGTTTCATTAGGGCCTGATCCATGTCCGTTGATCTTCTGAAGTTGCTCGCCGCCAATCGCGGCCGCGGCGTTGAAGCGCGCGTCGTCAAGGGCTTCAAGCCGGTCAACTATGATCCGGACGGAGATGGCGACCAAGACGAGCCGGGCCTGCCGGACGACGATGAGGCCACCGTCTACGTCTATGACGTCATCGGCGATTGGGGCGTTGGCGCCGAAAGTTTCGTCAAAGCGGTCTCCGCGATCAAGGCCAAGACGATCCACCTGCGCATTAACAGCCCCGGCGGCGACGTGATGGCGGCGCGCGCCATGATGACCGCGCTCCGGAACCATTCGGCGACGGTTGTCGCGCATGTCGACGGCCTGTCGGCCTCGGCCGCCTCCTTCCTCATGCTCGCCGCCGATGAAATCGAGATCACGGACGGCGCCTTCGTCATGATCCACAACCCGTCCACGGTCGCGTGGGGCGATGCGCGCGAAATGCGCAAGACGGCCGCGCTTCTTGATAAGGTCCGCGACGCCTCCGCGAATGATTACGCGGCGCGCACCGGCAAGAGCTATGACGAGCTGGTCGCCATGATGGACGCGGAAACCTGGATGACGGCGCAGGAAGCCGTCGCCGGCGGCTTCGCCGATCGCGTCGTCGATGGAGCCAAGCCGCAACAACGGTTTGACCTCTCCGTCTATGACAACGCCCCGGCCGCGCTGACCGCGCCGCCGGCCGAAGCCAACTGCGACGCTGAACTCGAAGCGGCGCGCGCCCGGCAACTTCGGCTCGCTTCTCTCTACGCCCGCCAGCCCGCCTGAATTCCGGCTTTCGCCGGTTGTCCGCCCCGCGAGGGGCTTGCAAGCCCTGCACAGGGGAGAATGACTCATGAGTAAATCCATCCAGGCCCTCCGCGAACAGCGCGCCGCCAAGGCGGCTGAGGTCAAGAACCTCCTGGACCCCGCGGTCACGTCCTACACCAAGGAAGTCCAGGCCAAGGTTGAAGGCGTTTACGCCGAAATCGACCTGATCGACGCGCAGATCGAACAGATCAACCGCGCCGTTGGCCTGTCCGCCGATGGAGAGATCGAAGCCAACGCCCGCATGGTCTCCGATAGCGAGGGGCGTTCGGTCGACGAAAACTCTCATCGCGTGATTCAGGCGCGCAAGGCGTTCTCCAAGGCTCTGGCGCTCGGAACGACCGCGCTGACGCCGGAAGAAGCGGTGTTGTGCTCGGCGGACGATCCTCGCAATCGCGGGCGCGTGCTCAACGTGGCGGAGGGCGCCAGCGCCACCGGCGGCGTGCTCGTCCCCACCATCGTCATGCCCTACGTGCTGTCGCGACTGCTGGCCTTCGGCGGCATGCGCGCGGTGGCGCAAATTCTCGCCACCGCCGGAGGTCAGCCGTTCCAGTGGGGCACCATCGACGACACCTCGGCGGAAGGCGAAATCGTTGCGGAAGGCATCGTCGCGTCTGACGATGATTTGGCCTTCGGCTCCACCACGGTTGGCGCCTACAAGTTTTCGTCGAAAACCATTCCGATCTCGATGGAAATGCTGCAGGATTCCGCCGTTAACGTCGAAACCGTGGTGCTCAACGCGCTCGCCACGCGCATTGCTCGCGGTCAGAACCGCTATTTCACCACGGGAACCGGCGCGGGCCAGCCGCAAGGCGTCGTAACCGCCGTCACCAATCTGACGACGGCCGCGACCGGCAACACTGCGTCCATCGCCTTCGACAATCTGGTCGATCTGTATGAATCCGTCGACGTCGCCTATCAGGAAGACCCGTCGTTCGCCTTCATGATGCACCAGAACACCCGCAAGGTGCTGCGCAAGGTCAAGGACAGCCAAGGGCGCCCGATCCTGCTGCCCACCACCGAAAAAGCGACGGTCGATAGCGCGCCGAACAGCGGCTTTGAGATTTTCGGCAAGCCGGTCGTGATCAACAACCACATGGCGTCGCCGGTTGCGAGCGCCGTCACCATCCTCGCCGGCGCCTTCAACCGCTATCTGATCCGCGACGTCATGGACGTGCTGATCCTGCGCTTCACGGATTCGGCCTACGCCAAGAAAGGTCAGGTGGGCTTCCTCGGCTGGGCCCGCGCCGACGGCCGCATGATCGACGCCAAGAACAGCGCCACCAGCAAGTACGAGTCGATCAAGGGCTTCCAGCAGTCGGCGACCTGATCCCTTCGCGCCCCGGCGTCGCGCCAGGGCGCAACCCCGAGGCCCTCCCATGAAAATCAAAGTTTTGACGTCGATCGCCAGCGCGGACTTTTCCGTCCACGTCGGGCAGATCGTCGAGGCGGCTTACATCGGCGGCGACACCGTCGCGGAAGCCTGGATCAAGAACGGCGACGCCATCGAAGCGCCGGCGACCGAAGACGCGGCCGAAGCCATCGCCGCGATGAAGGAAGAACTGGCGCGGGTTACGGCCGAGCGCGACGGCTATGCAAGCCAAGTCGCCGACGCCAAGACGGCCCAGGCGAAAGCCGAGGCCGAACGCGACGGCTACAAGTCCAAGGTTGAGCAATTGGCGAAGGCTGCGAAAGCGCCGGCGCCCCCGAAAGGCTGAAAGGAAAAGTCATGACCCCGAAAGAACTTTATGACGCCGCCGCGCAGCGCCACCATGACGTCCTGCAAAAGACCCTCGATCAGCACGCGTCGGCCATTCCGGACCTGTCGGCGCAGCTCGCGCAGTCCAAGGCGGATTATGACGCGCTGCTGACCAATATGGCGACCTATCTCAACGCCGCGTCCGACCAGATCGAAGCCGCTGAAGGCGTCGCCGCCGCGCCGGCCGTTGCGACCGAAACCGCGCCGGGCGTTGCCGGGGCCGCGCAGCCCATTCCGGCGACGAACTGATCGCATGCCCGGCCTTTGGCAAAAAATCAGCGGCGCCGACACGCCCATTGTCTCGATCTCCGAGGCAAAGGCGCACGTCAACGCCGCTGATTTCTCCGATGACGACACGCTGTTGACCGCGCTGACCGGCGTGGCGACGGATCGTTTCGACTTGGAGAATGGCATTATCGGCCGCCCGCTCCTGACGCAATCCTGGCGCTACCTGACGCCGGCGCCGATCTCGTCCAGCGATTCCGTCTACCTGCGCGGCTACCCGCCGGCCACCGGCTTTCTGATTGACCGCGCCCCGCTCCAGGCGGTGACCAAGATCGAATATCTCTCAGGCGGCGCCTACGTCGAGTGGGCCGCTTCCAATTGGGTCGCGCGGCAAATCTCCCGTGACATGGCCTTTGTGCGCGCCGCCACGGCCGCGCCTTGGCCAACGGTAGACCAGGACGAAGCCGCCTGGCGCATCACCGCGACGCTCGGCTACGGCGACACGCCCGACAAAGTGCCCGCGCAAATCCGCCATGCGGCAAAGCTCATGATCGGGCATTGGTACGCCAATCGCGACGCCGTCAGCGGCTTCGGCGCGGCTTTGCAGGAAACGCCCATGGGCGTCGAAGCCCTGATCGCGCCGCTCCGCGCCAAGTGGGTGTGACATGCAATCCGGGCAGATGCGCCACCGCGTCAAGATTTGGCGCCGCCAGGTCTCGGAAGACGGCGACCGGGGCGACTACGTGTTGCTTTACAGCTCGCGGGCCAATGCCAAGGCCTTGAACGCGGCCAAAATGGTTGAGGCGGGATTGGCGGAAAGCGGCTCGCGCATCCTGTTGCGCATCCGCGATTGCGCGCCGGCGCGCTTGATCGACATTGGCTGCCGCGCCAGCGTCGAGGGGCCGGGCATGGCGGCGGCGCCCGCGCCCGGCGATTACGAGGTCGAGAACGTCAACGCGCCGGATGCGCGCATGCGGACGATTGATTTCGTGCTGGTCCAGAAACAGGGCGGATGATGGCTGACGACACTGGCGTCGACGGGATCGACGAACTGGACGCGAGCCTGCGCGGCTTGGGCGAATATCTCGACAAAGGCGCGAAGGAAATCGACCGGCGCGCCGTCGACGATATGGCCAATCTTGCGCGCTCGCGAGCGCCTGAGCGCACCGGACTTTTGCTCAATGGCATCCGCACCGACATCGAGGACGGCGACTTCGTCTTTGAGGCGTCGGCCAAACGCGCCAGCCCAACCGGCAAGGAGGAAGAGGACTATGCCCATTTCGTCGAGTTCGGCACCTCCGCCGGATCGCGCGGCCAAACGATTGTCGCCGGAGACGCTTTCTTTGCGGGCTCAGGTCGAGGCCGCACGCGCCGGCAGTATCGTACGCATCCCGGTACGCCGGCCCAGCCCTTTTTCTATAATTCGGCTTCCGAAGTGCTCGAACAGCGAAACCGCGATTTGAGCGAATTCATCGGCGCGGCCGGCGACCAATATGGATTTGGCGACTGATGGCCTCCTATGCCGCCGCCCTGGTCGCGGCCATTCGCGCCAAGCTGAAAGCCGACGCCGGCGTCGCCTCCCTCGTCAAGGCGCGCGTCTATGACGAAGTCCCGCGCGACGCGCGCGGCAACGTCTCGACCGACATAGCTCTCCCCTATGTCAGCATCGGTCCGGTCGGCGGCTCGCCCTATCGCGAAGATGACGCCAAGGGCTGGACCGTGCGAATCCGCCTCTATGCGGCGTCTACGGATTTCGGGCGCGCCGAGGCGTGGGGCGTGATCGCGGCCGTCACCTCCGCCCTCGATGGCCTGGGGCCAGCCGGTCTCGACCTTGGCGCCGACTTCACGCTCTGCGCGCCCCTGCTCGAAACCGCTTCGGGCGACGTGATCAATCCCCTGGCGCCGAAAGAGGCGTTCGCGGACTTCGAAACCACCATATTTCCGAAAGGTTGAGCATGACCACCACCGCTTACCCCACATTGCAGCCTGGCACCTCGTTTCAGCTCAAAGCCGGCGACGGCGCCGCCACCGAAGTTTTCACGCTTCTCGCCAGCGCGACCACCAAGAGCTTCAAGCAGCAGATCGCGACGGATAGCAGCTATGAAATCGACGCGAACGCGCCGACGACTCTGCCTGTCCGCATGTCGGTTCCGGTGGGCTTTGCCGCCGACGTGTCGGGATCTGGAAAAGCTGACTTCTCGCGCTTCCATACGCTCCAGGGCTTCCTGGGCATGACGAAAAACTATCAAATTGTGTTGACCGGAACCGGGGCTGCGGGCGGCGGAACCTACCAGGGCGCTTTCATCCTGAAGGAATTGAACCTCTCTACCTCGGACGAAAAGCTCATCACCTTCGACTTCGCGCTCGAAAGCGCCGGCGCTCTGACCTTCACGGCGGCGTCCTGATGGCCGCCATTGAACGCGATTTCGCCGGTCAGCGACGAAAATTCGAACTGCGCATCAAGCAATGGGGCGAGCTTGAGCGGCTTTGCGGCACCGGAATTTTCGCCATTGCGATGCGCCTCTCGCATGGCATGGGCGGGTTCGCCGACGTTCGGGAAACCGTCCGCCTTGGCCTCGAAGGCGGCGGCATGTCCGAAGTCGAGGCGACGGCCTTGACGCTGCATTATTTCGACGGAGAGCCGCTCGGCGCCCATTTGGTGCTCGCCTCCGAAATCTTGTCCGCAGCGATCAACGGGCTCCCTAAAGACCAGGGGGAAGCCGGGGCGTCAGGCAATACGAACCCGGCGACCTGACGCCATTCTATGAAGCCGGTGGCATGCTGCGGCTTTCGCCGCGCGACGTCGATCAACTCACACCGGCCGAACTGGCCGCCATGATGCTCGGATTTCTTAAATCGCGCGGCGTCGAGACGGTTTCGGCGCCTTCCGACGAAGATTTCTATCGAGCGCTCGGAGAAGAACTCGCCAAATGACCGGAACGCCGCTCAAGCTGAAATTCGGCACCGACTTCGCGCAGGCGAAGAGCGACTTGACGGGCCTTGCCTCGCACGCGGGCAAGGAGCTGTTGGCGATCTCTGTCGCGGCGGCCGAAACGTCCAAGGCGCTTCGCGTCGGCGTCGGGTCGGCGTCGGTCGACGTCGCCAAGCAGCTTGCCGGCATGTCGGCGACGGCCGCCAATGCCAACACGGCGCTGAAGGTGCTGGGTGAAGCGGGACGTTGGGCCTTTATGGTCCAGCACCCCGCGCTTTACCTCGTGAATCAGCTGCTGGGCGATTACAAATATGCGCTCTATGCCGCCGGCGCGGCGGTTGCAGCATTCGGCGCCGCCGTGCATGTGGCCAACGAGGCGGTTACGCAGATCAAGCAAGTTGCTGCGGGGTCGCAAGCGGCTGGCGTTGGATCGACCTTTTTTCAGGTCTGGCGCAACCAGGCGGTCGAACTCAAAACCGACGTCAAGACGCTGGAGCAAGCGCTGGCGAACGCCAAGGATGCGGCGCGCGATCGCGTCGATTCTGAAGGTAGGGCGCAGGTCAATCCAATCCAGAATTATCTGGAGGCCATGCGCAAGAATGAAGCGGTCGCGTTCTCGACGCCGGGGAATTTCGAGTTCGCCAAGGGCGCGGAAGAGAAAATCAAGGCCGTCATCGCCGCGATCAAGGAGCTGATCGACAAGGGGCATGAGGTCGAGGCGCTCCAGCTCGGCGAAATGATGTTCGGCGCCGGCGGTGCGGAGAAGATCGTCGCGGGCATTCGCTCCGGCAAGCTGGAGATGGACGCGCTCACCGCGGCGGCCATTGGCGCGGGGGCGATTTTTGACGAGGAGCTTGTCAAGCGCGCCGACGAACTTGACGCCAATCTGGCCAAAGCCCACGCGACCATTGAGCAAAGCCTTAAGCCGGTGCTCAATGATATCGGGGGGCTGGCGCTCTCGGTTGGCGAAGGATTCGCCGCGTGGCTCGGCGTGTTGGCGAAAGTGTCCGAGACGCTGAGCAAAGCATATGAATTTGTGAAGAAAATCAACGATGCGCTGCCGACTGGCCATGCGTTGCTATCGTCCATCCCCGTTGTCGGCCCGTCTCTCAACTTCGCGCGAACCGCCGCCGGGTTGGCTATGTCGCACGGCGCCGCTCCTGGCGCAAAACCCGCCGATGCGCCTCCGGCTGAAAATACGCTTCCGGACATTGACGTTTTTGCGGGCGCTCCGGGGCCGGTTGCGCGACCAAAAGACCTCGGCAAGCATTCCGCCAGCGGGCGCGCCGCGCGGTCGGCCGGCGGCGGCGCGGAAACGGACCAGGTCGAAACTTACCTCAACAGCCTGCAAAAGTCCGTCCAGGTGCTGCAGGCCGAATCCGAAGCCCTCGGCAAATCAAACGAGGAGAAAACCAAAGCCGTCGATCTCGCCAAGGCGGAGGCAGCGGCGCGCGAGCGTGGGACGCCTTTGACCGCGGAAGAGCGGACGCAGGTTGAGCAGCTGGCGACCAAGCAAGCGGCGTTGAACAAGCAGATCGACGACTACAAGATCAAGCAAGAAGAGGCGAATTCGCGCGCGCAGTTCTTCGGCAACACGCTCGAAGGCGCGATCGACGGCATGATCACGAAAGGTTCAAGCCTCAACCAGGTCATGCAGAGCATTGTGCAATCGCTCGAATCCGCCGCCCTGAAAGCGGTTTTGCTGGGGCAAGGCCCGCTCGCCGGCATCTTCGGCGCGGCGGCGCAAAACGGCAGCGTTGGCGGCTTGTTCGGGTCCATCTGGAGCGCCGTGCCGAAATTCGCGGATGGTGGCGCTGTTCCTGGCGCGACGGGATCGGCCGTTCCGGTGCTCGCTCACGCCGGTGAAGTCATCCTCAACCGCGCGCAACAGGCGAATGTCGCGGGCGCTCTGTCTGGCGGCGGCGGCGCGGTCACGGTCAACCACCAGATCATCAACAACGCGCCGGGCGTCGAGGTCGAGACAAAGGCGACGCGTCAAGCCAACGGAAGCGTGCAAATGCAAACGATGCTGCACCAGGCGCTTGCGCGCGATCTGGCTTCTAACGGCCCAACGGCGCGTATGATACAGAATACCTATGGCCTATCGCGGGCGTCGGGGCGGTTCTGATGGATATACCGTCTTGGCCGGCAATCAATTACGCGATCCAGCGCGGGTCTTGGCAATGCCCGGAACTGTCGCTGGCGCCCCTGACGAGCGACATGAACGCTGGCACAACGCGCCGGCGCAATAAATACACGTTGCGTATCAGCAAAATGCAGTTCGTCGTCTCGATGACGAGCGCCCAACTTGAAATATTCAAGAGCTTCTACTTCTCGACGCTCTCGAATGGCGCGGCGCGTTTCACAATGCCAGTCTGGAATGGTTCGGCCTATGTGACGCGCGCCTGCGCTTTCCAAAAAGACAAGGTTCCCTCGGTTCAAAATCGCGGCCTTGGCTATGTTTTCGTCACGCTCGCCCTGGACGTTGAGGCGTTATGAGCGATCTACCCCCTGAATGGCAGGAGGCCATGGCCTGCGCCCCGGCCAACCTCGTCGCCAAAGAAGCGCTGGAGTTTATCCATCCGGCGTTTATCGACACCAACGGCAATCAGATCAGCGTCCGCGCGTTGAACGACACGCAGGACCGCGCGATCACGCTGGAGGCGACGGCGCCGCTCAACGCGGGGCAGAGCGTAATCTTCTCCGCAATCCCGTTTGTCTTCGGCTGGCCGGGGCAAGCCGAAGGGCAGGCGTCCAGTCTCACGATTCGGATCGACAACATCGGCCGCGAGATGATGCCCTATCTCGACGCGGCGGCTGTGACGCAGGATCCGTTGATTTGCGTGGTGCGGCTGGTCACGATCAACACCGACACGGGGACGGTGACCTACGGCGGCGTGGCCTACCAGCTGTATATCCGCGACGTGACGGTAACGGAGGATGCGCTTGAGGGGCAGGCGAGCGGGGCCGATCTCGCCAATTTGCAAACGATGCGTCTCCCTTACGATCTCGAAACCTACCCGAGCCTTTCCTACGTGGCGAGCTAATCAGGAGCAATGCAATGTCGGTTTCAGTTTTTGAAAGCGATGAGGCGCGTCGTCTTTACGAACGTCGAGTGGCAAGGCAACTTGGCGGCGGGTATCAGCCGGAACCTGGCCCGCGCTCTGCGCCTCCAAGCAACCCGCCCAACCAAGGAAGCGGCGGGAAAAAGTGACGGCCCGTTCTGACCTCGCGCGCTTGATCGGCAAGCCTTACAAATCCGGCGGCGACGGGCCGCACGAATTCGATTGTTATGGTCTCGCGGCGCATGTGCTGCGCGGCGTATTTGGCGTCAATCTGCCGCCGCGCGCCGTGGGCGCATTGTCCGCTTATCGGGGGTGGCGCCAGATTGATCAGCCTATGGATGGCGCGCTCGTCATGCTCACGCACGCGCGCGGACGTCATGTCGGCGTTTATCTCGCCCGCGAAGGTGGCGTCATCCACGCGCTGGAGGAATGCGGCGTCGTGTTCGACGATATGCAATCCCTTGGCTTTCGCGGCCTCGGCCAGCCTGCCTTCTGGGTTCACCAGCTCTAATCCTGCGGAAAAATGCTGTCTTCTGATCTCCTCCCCTCGATAGAGCGCGGCGGCCCGGTCCCGCATCTCTCGCTGCCCCACCGCGACATCGTCGCCTGGATGGAGCAGGAGCAGGGCGAGACGATCCGCGAATTTGTCGATCGACAAGGCCTCGAAGATGGGCCGCCGATTGTCGTCTATGAGCTGGATGACGACGGCGAGCCGAAAGCAATTTTGCGCGCTGAGTGGTATCGCCCACTTGCGGAGGTACGCCCGCTGTTTGTTTCCTGCCCGATGGGTGGCGGCGGTGGCGGCGGCGGCTCGGGGTCCGTCCTGGCCGTCGTTGGCATGATCGCGCTCATGGCTATGGCGTCATTTGTGCCTGGCGCTCTCGGCTTGACCGGGATTATGGCCAATCTCGTTTCGGCGACCATCCTTGTCGGCGGCGGTCTTCTGATTTCGCATTTCATGCGGCCCAAGGCGCCTGCCGCGCCGGCGCCGACTTATGATTTTGCGCTCGGCAACAACAGCGCCAAACCGGGCCAGCCGATCCCTGTCCACTACGGCCGGCTGAAATTCATGCCGGATTTCAGCGATGCGCCGTGGAGCGACTACAGCGGCCTGGACCAGATCTATCATTCGCTCTTGTGCCTGGGCGTTGGCGAATATGACATCGAAGAGATTGGCGTTAACACCACGCCGATCTGGACTGCCGCTGAAGGTTTTGCGGGCGGCTTCGGCGGCGTGGTTTCCGGCGCGGTCCAGGCGCATTCCGGGGTCACCGGCGACGTGCAAGGCGTCGGCGGCGACGTGCAATTCCAGGTGATCGGCCCCGGCGGGACGGTCACGCTGTTCCCGAGCAACATCGCGGCGTCGCCCGATGTTTCCGGGCAGCAATTGCCTGAGCCGTATGGGACCGTCACCAATGGCGTGACCAAGATCGGACCGGACGGCGAAACTTCCGGACCCGATAAGGTCGGGCCGTTTGTGATCAATTCGGCGGGCACAATCGCGCGCGCGATCGCCATTGATTTGTCTTGGCCCTCGGGCATGTACCATATCGGCTCGAACAACAGCTATCGGGTCGGGTCTGTCCGCATTGTCTGCGAATATCAATATGTTGACGATCAAGGCCACGCCACAGGCGATTGGGGCACGCTGTTCGACAAGACATGGACGTTCATGTCCAAGTCGCCCTGGCGGGAATCGGTCAAGACCACGATTGCGCCTGGTCGCGTGCAAGTGCGGCTTTTCCGCATGTATGCGCTCGACAAGGATGGCCAATCCGGCGTCAACTGGATCGGGGCGCGCGCCTATTGCGACGGCCCGACCGCTAGGCCCAATGTCACGCAGCTTGCGATCCAGGCAAAGGCGGACAAGCTGCTGTCCGGGTATTCGTCGCAACGGCTCTATGTGATCGCCACCCGACGCATTCCGGTCTGGGACGCTGGCACGGCGTCGTGGGTGATGCGGGCGACGCGCAATTGGGTGTGGGCGATGTGCGACCGTTGGGCCGATCCGCTGACGGGCGGCGGCCAAAGCCGGAACAAGCTCGATATCCCCACTCTCTCGGCGTTGGCGGCCAGCGCCGACGCGCGCGGCGATTATTTCGACCACCGATTCACGCGCCGCGGCACGCTGATTGAGGATATGACGATCTGCGCCCAAGCGGGCCTCGCTCAGCCGTTGCCTTTATGGGATACGCTCTCCGCCGTGCGCGACGAGCGGCGCAGCTTGCCACGCATGGTGTTGACGGATTTCGAAATCATCCGCGGTTCGCTCAAGATCACGCACCGGCTCGCGTCGGCGAACGCTTGCGACGGTGTCGTCGGGCAATATTTTGACGCCGACACGTGGGCGATGCAGGAAGTGTCCAGCACCGGGACTGTGGCCAATTTGCTGGCCCCCAACCGCGTGGTGCTGGAGGGCGTCACCGATCGGAACCAGGCCTATCGGAACGCCATCTATCTCGACCGCGTCAACCGCTATCGCCGCTCGATTTGGTCCCTTGAGATTGAGGGCGAAGGGAAACTGCTCAAGCGCGGCGACTATGTGGTTGTCTCGACCGAATTGCCGGGCACGCGCGGCGCATCATATCGGATTGAGACTTTTGACCTCTCGCACCAGGCGACGCCAAATCTGACCTTGCATGCCGCTCACGATTGGTCCGCCAGCGGTCAGCGCTACATCCGCATCAAGGGGCCGTCCGCCCAGGCGTTCGGCCCGGTCAAATGCGGGCGTTTCGGCGCGGACAATGTGGTGGTCCTGGACGCCGCCGATCTCGCGACCGTCCAGGCGCAGCAGGGATTGCAGCTCTTCGATATGCTCGCGCGACCGGTCAACGGCGATGGCGTCGTCGTGGCGGAATTGCCGAGCGCCGTGATATCCGTCGGCACGCCGCAGGAATTCCAAGGGCTCGTGCATGAAATCGCGGCCGGCGCTCAGGACGGAAACCTGCGGATTGATCTCGCGCCCTATGCCGCCGATCTGGTTTACGCCGACCCGACAACGCCGTTGACGCCACTGCCGGCGGCGCCGACGCTCATCCTGCCGACTGTGCCTGGCACAATCACGGGACTGGGCGCGTCGCTCACGCAGGACAATGGCGCGCTGACGCTGACTCTCAACGCGATGTGGCAGCCCGACGCCGGGTCGGACACCTATGAACCGGCATTTTCGACAGACGACGGGGTGACGTGGAATGGGCTCCCGATTTGCGCCACAGCGCAATTCAGCATTGGGGGCTTTTCGGGCGCAAACCTTTGGCTTCGCGTGCGTGGGCGGCGAGGAAATCTCACGTCTGTCGCATGGTCGCAGGTTTATGTGGTCGCGCCGTCGCTCACGGTTGACCTGAACAATCTCGGCTATGTCGTCCAGTACGATGATCTGGCGCCGACGTTGCTGGAAAATCTCGGCCTCGATACCCAGGCCAAGATTGATGAGCTGATTGCTTCGACGGCATTCGCCAGCGCAGATCTGCAGCAGCAAATCACCGAGGTCAAAGCGCAAACGGGCGCCGCACAGGCGTCCGTCAAACAGACGATGACGGCTGTGGCGACGGCGAAAGAGGCGTTGGCAAGCCAGATCACGGAAGTCTCGGCCCAAACTGCCGCTGGCCTTGGGTACGGGGCTATTCGGTTCGTCGCTGTGTCCAATCTCGATAGCGGCGTATCGGCGGCCTATGACGTCCAGGTGAGTGCGACGGGCGCAAGTGGGTCGTTTTCGTCGGCCGGTTTGCGGCTGGAAGTCAAAAGCGATGGGACGTCGCGGGTGGTCATTAACGCGGCCACGTTTGCGCTCGCAAATAACGCTTCCAGAACTATTCCGTTCTTAATGAGTGATGACGGAACACTGACCATGCAAGGCGTTACATACATCGCAAGCACGATCAAAAGCTTGGCGACAACTTCAAGCGGCGCCCGCAAAATGCAGCTCGATTTTGTCAACGGCGCTTTGCAAATCGCGCGGTCCTGATGGTAGATGGCGTCAATATCGGGCAATTCCATGATGGAAGCGCCGGCATCCGCGTGTCTGTTCCTGGGTACGATGGCGATCCGCCAACAGGGACAGTCGATCCCTCGCATCTGCAATTCTCGACGGGCTGGTCGTCGTCTCTGCCAATTTGGTGGGTCAGCGATAATATAGCGTTTTCTGCCGGCTCAACCGTAACCATCAATTTTCCCGGCACTTTGCCTTATACCCCTTTCATATCGACGATGATTACTTCCGAAGGGATTACACATTCGACCTCCTATACAGATTGGTCCGGTGTTGGCGGATATTATGCGCAAGCTTTGACGATAGAGACGTTTCCCGATCGCGTTACGCTAACGGTCGGGTCCGGGTGGAAATCTGCAGCGCCGGGTGGCGCGGGTACGGCGACAAATGGAACTATAAAGATCGTCGTCTATCGCATAGGCATGTTCTGATGGTTGATGGCGTTTATCTGTCGGCAGAAAAACTGCGTATCAACAAGCCAGGAAAGGACACGGAATCAACGAACATGGATGATTTCATCTTGCATGAATCATTCGCGGCTTTGGAACTTGTCATTGGCGGCGTGCAGACGATTTACACGCTGCCGGCGACGATTGCCCATAACCTCGGCTATTTGCCGGTGGTCATTCCTTGCGGCGGCCCCGCAACCTCGATTGGAGGTGTCGAGCCAATATCTGTCCGAGTGGACGCGACCAATGTCTACGTCACTGGCGCGGATGGGGCGGCTACGTACCCAACGCCTATGTCTTTGCTGATCCTTGGGGCTCCAGCCACATGAGCGAGGTCTATATCAATGAGAACGCGGTCAAGATCGCGAAGCTAGGATTTAACGGCGCGACGGAGACCGACCTACGCAAGATGATACTCGACACGTCTCGCGGGAAATACGTCGGAATTTATCAGCCGCCAACCGCTCTTAATATGTCGAATTTCGTATTAACTTCGACAATAAGCAATTCGAGTACGACGACAAAAAAGTATACAAATACCGTAAGCCTTGGAAAAACATTTGACGTTCCGCCAGCCGTTTTCGTCATGTACAAAAGCTCGCGATTTTCAGGGGCGCTCCCATACTTTTCAGAATCCAATGCAAGCCTCGTCAATGATGGCGCTCTGACAATCGCCCAAGGTGGCGTGGTCCGCGCTGGTTACAGCGTGACGACGACAAGCATTATATTTGTATATTTTCAAACGTACTACGCGCGTAATCCGTCAATTCTTCCGGGCCCGTCTGCGATAACGTATTTTGTTGCATACTGACGGCTGATACGCAAAGAAACCTAAGGCACCCCCATCATGGCTCGATCCAATGCAATCCCGGTCTATTCGGCTGGGACGGTCGCTGTTGCGACTGACGGGACCGTAACCGGAACCGGCACGAAATTCACATCGCCGGACAACTCAACGACTTGGACGATTGCCAGCGGAGATCTGTTCGTTTGCGGCGGCTATTCCGCGCCGGTCGGCAGTGTCTCCGGCGACACGAGCTTGACGCTGGACGCATGGCGGGGCGGCGCAATCGCGGCTGGCGCGAGCTACAAGATCTATCGCTATGGCTACGCGTCGCCGTCCTCGGCCATCCTCGGCTTGCTGCAACAGCTCAAGACCTTGGGCACGGCGGACAATCCTTTCGCCGGCCTGGCCGCTCTTGTCGGCTCTGTCGCCAAGCTCGTCTTCGATCTCGACGCCAGCGAGACAAAGCTGGCGCTGAAGATCCGCAGCGCGGCGGCCGGCGTGACGGATTCGGCGCTTGTCCCCGCTATGACGATTGACCCGGCGACGGGCGCGGTGGGGTTCCCTGGCGGGCAACTTACTCCGGTCGTCGGTTTCCGCAACCGCCTCCGCAACGCGTCTTTCGCCATCAATCAGCGCGGCGTGAGCGGGACGGTGACGCTCGCCCCTGGCGCATATGGACATGACGGCGTCAAGGCTGGCGCGGCGGGCGCAACCTACACTTTTGCGACAAGCGGCATTGATACCACGCTGACAGTCTCGGCAGGCTCGATCATCTTGCCCGTTGAGGCTGGCATGATCCAGGGCGGGATGTTCGTGCTGTCGCATGACGGCACGGCACAAGTGCGCGTTTGGCAAGGAACTGGCGCAAGCGGATCAGGCTCCTATGCTGCTGACCCTGTTGTGGTTTCGCTCACGGCCAACACGCAAGCCAACGTTGAGTTTGGAACCGGCGCCGTCCTGCGCCCGCAGCTTGAGCCGGGGTCGACGCCGACTGTGTTCGAGCGCCGCCCTCCACATCTCGAACTGATGTACTGTCAGCGATATTATGAAGTTGGCGGAATGGTTGGTCATTATATTGGAACAAATGCAAGCACATCTGGGTACGTCTCGATTATAGCGCAATTTAAAACAGTAAAACGCGCCGGCTCCGTCGTTGTTTCCATAAGTGCTGACGGTGTTGCCGGAAGAATTAGAATTAGCGACGGTCCGGCATATTCAACCGCCTACGGCATCAATCAAGCTGATGCGTTGAACGGGTTTGACGTGGTTTCTACTGGCGACGTCGCCACGCGAACGATGATCGGCTTCGGCTGGACCGCCAGCGCCGAAATCTGACCCGGCGCGTCGCGCCACCCCACCAAGGACAATCCAATGCTGAAACGACTCGCTTTTGCGAGCGCGATGGCGCTCGCCCTTTCGTCTGCCGCTATTTGCGCCGATGTGTCATTTTCCGTCGGCTCGGGACAAACCAAAGTCCTCAAGGACGCCGGCGACGGCACCTATGTCGATCGGACCTTTGACGTCTCCTATGCGACGCGCCTGGGCGTCTATTCGCAAATCACGGTGACCACGACGGCGACGACGCTCAATGCGTTGCTTGCCGCCGCCAACATCTCCAATTCGACGGCGTTTCCGCTGACGGCCGCGCCGAGTTGGGCGACTGCCGTTTATGTCACGCCCTCGGCATTGGGCTCCGGGGTGAGTGTGCGCTATCGCTGCGATGGCGTCGCGCCCACGGCGGCGCTCGGGGAACCAATCCAGGCTGGCCAGTCGTGGCCGCTCGCTGGTCCTGCCGGCGCGATCGGGGGCGCCTGCCAGTTCGTCAGCGCCACGGGCGCCGCTGTGACCGTTGACCTCGGATTCCGGGGCTGACCATGACGATCATGCGCAATCTCTGCAAAGCCTTGTGCTTTGCCCTCGCCCTCCTTCTCGCGGCGCAAACTCCGTCCGGCGCCGGGCCGGCCGTGCCCTCCGCGCCGCCGGGTGTCTCCTCGCCGGCGAACGCCATCCCCGGCGTTTACAATTTTGACCCGGCGTTGCTGCCTCGCGCCCGTGCCGCGTTTGCGCGCGTGCGCTCCGGGACCGGCCGCGCGATCGTCGCCACGCTCGGCGATTCGACGTGGGCCGGGATCGGCGCAGGCGCGACCAGCGATCACAATCTGCAGGGCGCGCGGCAGCACACGGTCGCGTGGATCACGTCCAACATCCTAAACGGGCGTGGCATCCCGTCGACGCCCGACGCTGTTTTCAGCAACGGCGCTGTCTCGACCACGGCGGCCTCCTGGCAAATGTACAACCCGGCCGTCGTCGTGGGTTCGGGGTGGGTGATATCGAGCCAGACGACCGCTGGCGGCTATCTCTGGCAGAATGGCACGACCACCGGGACGGCCCTGTCGGTCACGACCACGCAGCCCGCCAACACCTGCGACGTCTACTACGCCAATACCAACACGGCCCAATTCACGCTCGATCTGGACGGCGGAACGGCGGTCACTGTCAATGTGACCTCGTCTGGCGCCAGCCTGCTCAAGGCGACGGTCACCGGGACCGACGCGGTCCACACCCTCAATATCAAGCGGACGGGCGCGAGCGGAAACGTCTTCATCGGCGCCATCGATTGCTACAGCACGGCGACGTACCGGGCCGCGATCTGGAACATGGGCATTGGCGGCAGCCAGACCAGCACATGGATCAACGCCACGGCATCGTGGTCGCCGCTCAACGCGCTCGGGACCTATGCGCCCGATCTCACCATCATCAATCTCGGCATCAATGATGAGGGCTACAGCGTCGCGCCGGCCGTCTATGCCGCCAATCTCCAAACCATTATCAACACCGCAAAACTATCCGGCGATGTCATCCTGATCATGCACCACAGTTGCTCGGGGCATGAAACGCAGGAGCCGGCGACCTATGCGGCGCTGCGGCAACTCGCGGCCAACAACAATGTCCCGCTGGTCGATTTCCGTGCGCGGCTCGGGTCCTATACGGCGGCGTCCGGCAATGGACAGATGTTCGACGGGTTGCACGCGACCGGCCTTGGCTATGCTGACGAGGGCGCCATGGTCGCTGACCTCCTCGCGCGGCTGTGAACCTCACTCTTTCATAACAGGACTCATCAAAATGACCTTCCTGATCACCCCGCGCGGGTTCACCGCGGCGGAGTTCGCGGCCTATTGCTCCGGCCTCAGATGGGCCAAGGGCTGGAGGCCGTCCTTCGTCACCTTGCACAACACCGGCGCGCCGAACCTGGCGCAATGGCTCCACTTCGGCCTCGGCAAAGCCCAGGGCGTCCAGCGCGTGCGCAACCTCAATGCCTATTATCAGCGGCTTGGGTGGCATTCCGGCCCGCACCTGTTTGTCGCTCCGGATTTCATCTGGCTCGCCTGCGATCTGGAGGCGGATGGCGTTCACGCCAGCTGTTTCAACCGCACTTCGATCGGCGTCGAAATGGTCGGCGACTATGCCAGCGACGCCTTCGACAGCGGCGACGGCGCCAAGGTTCGCGATAATGCCGTGGCGGCCGTGGCGGCAATTTATGGCGCGCTGCGCGTCAAGACGGACAGCCTGCGGTTCCACCGCGAGTGTCTGAAAGATCATCACGCCTGCCCTGGCGCGCACGTCGACAAGGCGGATTTCATCGCGCGCGTGGCGCAAGCGATGGGCGCGGCCGGCGCCGCCGCCTGATCAAAGTTCCGCGCCGGGCGGTTCCTGGCAAACTCAAAAACGGAAATCTCATGAAAATCTCCACCACCCTTCGCGGTGCGGCGTTGGCGTATGCCGTTGCCGTCGTTCTCCTCGCCTCGGGCCTCGCTCCGGCGTATGCCGCCGACACCGCCGCCACGACCATCGTCATTCCCTGGGGCGATTGGCTGTCGTCGCTGCTCGCGTCGGTCGCCTCCATCGCCGTTGCGCTGCTGTCCTTCATCATCGCCAAATGGGCGCCGGCCTATGTCAAGGTGCTGCTGACCGACGACCTGATCAGCAAGGCCGTCAACTACGGTTTTGGCGCCGTCGAGGGTGCGGTCGCCGGCAAGACGCTGTCGCTCTCGACCACCAATCTGGTCCTGGCCGCCGCCGAACAATATGCCGTGTCGTCCGCGCCCGCGATCTCCAAATGGCTCGGCGCCAACCTGCGCCCGCTGATCCTTGCCAAGCTCTCGGCCCTGGGCGTCGTCCCGGCTGACGCGACCGCCGAGGCCACCGGCGCGGCCGTCGCCGCGAAATGACCGACGCCGCTGCGCGCCTCCAGGCCGTCGATGCGCTCGTCAAGCGGTTCGAAAGCCTCAATCTGCAAAAGCTGGTCGCGGCCATAGGCGCCGCGGTCAAGCATCCGACCGCATCTGGCGTGATCGAAGCTCTGGAGGAGGGCGCGGCGGACGGCGCGGCGATTGCGGCGCTCATTCCGGGCGGGGCGGCGGTCGCCGCCGAACTCGGCCTCGCCGCTACGGTGCTGGGCCTGCTCGACGAGGCGGTCAAACTGACTGCGCTCGCGCCGGACTTCGGCGCGCGGCTCGCTTCGGCCGGCGTCCATGTGCCGGCGCTGATCGCCGTCCGCCACGGCCCGGTCAAGCCGATCTTCGGCGAGAATGACGGGCCGGAACGCGTCTTCGGGTTCGTCCCGGACCCCTGACAATCCAGGTAGTAAGGAAAATTTACATGCTCCGTAAGGCCATCCTCGCGGGCGCCGCTGCTTGCGCGCTCGCTCTCGCCGGCTGCTCGGCCGCCAAACTGGCGTCCGACATCAACACCATCAATGCGGCCTTGGCGTCGCCCGCCGCCGCCCAGGCTGCGGCCAATGCCAAATCGTGGGGGCTGACCATCGCCTGCGACGTTGCTGGAGCCGCTGCGCAGGCACAGACGCTCAACGCCGCCATCAAGCCCTTGGTCAGCGCCAAGCAGGCCGAAATCATCACCCGCATCAGCAATGTCGAGGCCATCGTCTACACGGTCAACGCGACCGTCTGCGGCGCCCTCGGCGGCACGGTCGCATCGGCCTCCTGACGACACGCGCCGGGGCCGCGCGCCCCGGCTTTATTTGCAATGGGCCGGCGTCGCCGGCGGGGGATTGGAAATGTCGGATTCGGGAGGCGCTGGCCTGGGCCAGAATGGGGTCGCGCTCGTTGGACTGCTGAGCACGATCGGCGGAGGGTTCCTGGGCAAATTCTGGGACCATTTGTTCGGAGGGCGCGCGGCGGCCGAGAAGCAGAGGGCGGAGGCGCGAAAGCTTCTTGAGGACGCCTTCGACGCCAAGTCACGGGCGCTGGTCGACGCCTACGGCAAAATGGTCGATGACCTCAAAGAGTTTTACGAGAATCGCATCACGGAGCTGCACGGCGAGATCGACCACTGGCGCGGCGAGACGATCGCACTGCGCAAGGCGCTGGACGCGATCCGCGCAAGGGCGGCTGGACAGCAAGGAGACGGATAGGGTTTCTGCGCTACGGCGCCGTCAAAGGGTTCGCGCCGCTTCCATCCTCCCGGAGGCTTACGCCGGCGCGAACTAGGGAGACTTGGCCCGGCGCTTCGGCGTCGGGCTTTTTTTTTATTGCGTGCGGCAGCGGCCTTCAGACGCGAGCCAGTTTCTCTCGCGCGGCGCTCGCAATGAAGGCGGAACGGGTGACGCCTCCACGGGAGGCGGCATCGTCGATCGCCTCCAGGAGGCCAGCGTCCATGGTGAGGTTGGCGCGCACACTCCGGCCGGCATCAAGCACGAGGGGCACGAGAACAGCGGTTTCGCCCTCGCCGATTTCGCCGCGCGCCAGCACATCCGCCACAGACGAGGGCGCGGGCACCGGATGATCGCCGTTTCTTTTGTAAGCGATGACGTCGCGCAGCGCGGCGATCACATCGGCCAGAGCGGCTTCTGGCGTTTCCCCAGCGCCGACGCAGCCGTCAATGTCCGCGATCCGCACGCCCCAATTATTCTCCGCGCCGTCGAGGATGCCGACGTAATAGGCCATTTTGCTCCTCCTTGAGCGATCTGGCGGGTCAGAACCAACCCGCCGCCTTGGCTATCGAGCGCGCCGTTCCGGGCGTCAGTTCACGGTGGCGGGGCACCGGGATCATGATGCCCGGCCGATCATCATGAACAAAACGATCATGGCTTCCGCCGCCGACGTTGTACCAGCCTTCAGCCTCAAGCCGAGCGATGATCTTGCGGGTGTTGGTCTCTGGCTTCGGCATGTCGCGCGCCCTTTCTGTGCAAATATATGCACGCATGTTCGCCGCGCGTCAAGGCAAAGCGTGCAAAATAATGCACGCTATTTGCGCCACGTTCGTTTGAGCGTTGCCGAAAAGAACCAGCTTTGAGCTTTAGCTCGTCAGGACAGCGGTGTTTTCGAACCCACTACCTCTGGCCCGCCAAGCAAGGCTGCTAATCGCCCTCCCCGCCGCCCTTCGCATCGTCAAAAGGTGCGGCGCGTCTCGAAAATTGCCATTACATTTCAATGAGGGAAAAAGCCGCCGCACCTTGACCTAAAACTTTGAAATATATAGGCGCGTGGCACTTCTGTCGGGGTCGCCACCTCCCTCGAAAACTCTCGACGCCCTGCGCCCCCGCGCGGAATGGACCTGATCAGCCCGCCTCGGCTTCGGCCGGCGCTGGTTTTTGCGTCTTCTATGTATTTTTCGGCGCCAAAACCCTCGCGGCATTGCGAAAAGCCCGGAGTTTTTCAGCAGCGCCTTTTGGCAGCCTCGGCGCAGGTCATGATTGGCCCCTTCGCGTCGGAGGGCGTTGTTTTGAATATCGCCGAAAAGTTTTTCAGGTCTCCGGATACGGTTCATATCATCGGCAAGAAACAGGTCGAGCCGTTCATCAAGACGATTGAAATGTGCCAACTCGCGGGCAAGAGCGATTTGCACTACGCCTATTATTACATGCGGAGCGTGAACCGCGGCATGTGCCTCGACGACGCCGCCCTGAAATTCATCGAGGAAGGTTTTTGGGACTCCAATACCCTGGGCGATCCGCCGCAATCGCGAAATCCGCTCTACCGCATCTGCAATCGCAAGGCGTGA